TGGCCTCGTCGGCTATCATGGGTGGTGAGACGACGGTGGACCAACATGGGCCTCATGGGAGGGGGGAAGCCAAGTTGAAAAAGTATCCCGAGATTGCTTTTGAGAGTGGGAAGTTCGATTATAATACAACTACAAACACATTCGTTCAAGCTGGCTACACTATCACTTCTTCGGGTAATTTTAGTGATGATGTTAATTCAGTCTACACAGCGTGGAGGGCATTTACGGGTTTAATTAATCTGTTTGACCCTGGTTGGGTATCACCGTCTGGATCGTATACAAGTGGTGTAGCGAATTCTACCCAATCTCTCACTAATATCGATACTTCTACTTCAACGGGCAGTGTTTCGTCTAGAAACGGCGCGTGGATAAAACTCGAATTACCCACAAAAATAAAGTTGGGTCGCGTCGATTTCTATGATCGCTACGATGATATAGAAGGTACTGCGACCCAATACGAACGTGTTTCCGAGGCGTTTGTTTATGGTGGTAATAGTAATTCTGGCCCTTGGTACGAAATAGGAAAACAAAGTGACGCCACAAACCTAGCGAATTACACGGACAATATTCCAGCCTCTTTAACAATTGACACAACTTCCTATTATAAATATTATATCATTCAACCAACTCAACTCGCGAGAACCATATCATACGCTTCATATGGACAGTTAATGTTCTACGGCTACGAAGAATACACACCCGCAGGTGACCATTCGGTCGATACGACTTTCATGTCCCGCTTCAATAACCCACAAACGACGGGTGTCCAAGTCCTCGTCGATGGTGCGACGGATGTAGGAACGAACCAGATTTCGGGTGGTCCCGATCCTTCGGGGAACCAATCGACATACGTCACGGACGGTAAGTACTGGACCCTTAACGGAACGCTCACGTCTAACCTTTCCGTAGAGGCCAATACATTCTTGGAGGGTGACCAACCCCATGCGGTCTCGGTGTGGTTCAATTCTTCGAACCTCGAGGCCAATGTCTCGAACACGTGTGTCTTTTCGATTTCGGATCAGGAACACCTCAATTCTGAAAATCTGGATCTCCAATCGAACACGTGGCATAACCTGACCTACGCGTACCAAGGTGAAGGTGGTTCGCGAGTAACCTACCTCGATGGACGTAAGGTGGCCGAAGACCAAGCCGAAGATACCTTCGGGAACTACCCACCCTTCGAGATGACTGGGTACAGCCAGGGTGGGTATGTGGCGAGTGCGAGTAGCAATTATTCGACTGGAACACCTGGAGCAGAACTCAGAGATTTTGGAGCTTTTAATCCAGCTGGAACTGGATACGGACAGGCGTGGCTTTCTGGTACTGGTAATTATAGTAGTGTTGATGGAACGTACACTGCTTCACCACAAAAACAACATCACACGGGTAGTGCATATGGTGAATGGTTACAAATAGAGATGCCTCGCAGAATACAGGTGAATTACTTTATTCTTCAAGGAAGGCCGGAATCTGCTAACAGTTACCAGGGATTATACTCATGTTTTAAAAATGCGGAAATATGGGGATCCGTGGATGGAACAAATTGGAATAGTGTAGTTTCGGGTACTGCTTTTGGCACATTTACCCCTTCAACACTCACACAACAACACACGATAACCGTAAACTCGAGTAATTCGTATAAATATTTTGCTATCATCGTAACGAACACGAACACACAAAATAGTGCCGCAGGACTTACGTATGCGGGTATTGGTCGGTGGCAAATTTACGGCCACCACGAGAATGACCTGGTCCGCCTTCCCGATCCCACCAACGTTCTCAAGTATCCGCACATCGCGATGACTGGTCCGGCTCAGAGGGGGTATGTGGTGACATCTTCTTCCAATCAAAACTCGGCTACTCATCCACCATGGGAAGCTTTTGATGAAAGTGTGGCGACAAATACGAGTGGTTGGATTTGGCCTACTAGCGGCACTCACAATTTGGGCACTGAATCTGGATCGGGTATAGCCACAGACGGAGGTCACTGGATTCGTTTAGAATTACCACATAAATTGGTTGTAAATCGAGTTGACGTGATATCGGATGCCCAAAATCCACAAGGACGAGATGAATTTCCGGATGAATATGCTATATACGGGTGGAATGGTAGTGGAACGTGGACAAAATTATTAGATGTTACGGGGAAAAACCCCACTCTCGGTACATCAACAACATTTAGTGATACAATAAGTAACTCAACCGCATATAAACATATAGCTTTAGTGGTTAAGAGTTATTATAATAATAGTTCGAGTTATGGACGTATTGCCGAAATCAAATACTACGGCACAGGTGTCGACAGTGTCCCCATCCAGATCGGTGGTGGGAACATCGACAAGGTGGCCAACTTTAGGGTCTACGACAAGTTTATTGACCAAAACCAAGCCCTCGAGATTTGGGATGCCCAAAAGGACACGTTCGGCCGGGCGAAATCCTCGATGACCCTTCAGAAAGGTCGCCTAGGCATAGGCACGACGGAACCGGAAGGAAGGCTGGCGGTGGCGGATGAACCCCACAACTTGGAAGAGTTCCCACCGAAACCTTTAGCTGCAAACAATACACACATTGAAGGACATGGAGTTTTTAAGGCTACATCAAGCGCCATATACAATAGTACCTACCAGCCCTACCGTGCATTCGATAAAACTTACGCACCAGACACATCCATAGGACAGTGGGTTTCTCAAGCTAGTTCATATGACGGCGCGTCACCCAATTCATCACCGGTAACGAGTGGTAATAGGTCGGTTCTATTTAATGGAACATATGGTTCTTGGATTCAACTCGAAATGCCCTATAAAATTATTCTAAAGCGAATGGAAACGTTTATACGTGCAGATAGAGACCATGAACACGCAACAAGTGGCATATTATATGGATCAAATGACGGGGGGAGCACGTACGATAAGGTGTTTACTTTCGATGATGTAGAGGTGCCAAGTAGTTTCACAATACCCAAGGTTCATCATGTCAACTTGAACAAAGCCTATAGCACATTTGCTTATCAAATTACAAAGCTATATGGACAACGCACTTTTACAATATTAGGTGAACTCAAATTCTTCGGCACCCGTGAGCAGGGTCAATCCGTCCTCCACGATGGCCAACTGACCCTCACGAAATCGTTAACTGTTCCCCGAATTGGGCCGGCTCTCGATGCGGACGATACACCCCGTCGGGACCGACTCGTCGTGGAATACAATACCTCGACCGACCCCACATCCGAGGGGGCTGTGCGGGACACGAGTGGGCGGGGGTTGGATGCGATACTCAGAGATGCTACATACGACGCAACCGACAAATCAATTCGGGTAGGAACATCACAAGACATTTTCCTTGCTCAGGGTATTCCAGGAAAATCAGGGGATGTGACGAATGTGAGTTATTCAATTTGGTTCAAAGCAGATAGTGTAAGTCCGGCTAATCAGATTATAATGACTCAAATTTCGGCTTATGCTGTGGGTGTCGGTTTAACACTGGCTCTCAATACCAATGAACTCCAATTCGGGTTTGGATATGCATATTCATCCGGAAATCAAATTGGTGGAGCTGTAGTAAATGCTATCGCTGCTAATCAGTGGTATCATGTCGTCGCGATTAAAAAGGGAAGTGGAACTCTCAATGCTACAACACTTCCAGATATACTTGAAATATACATCAATGGTGAAAAGAAAACACTTTCACATGGTGGTGGTACAGGTACATTGAATATTGGTACCGATCATTGGTTAATGATAGGTGCCATTCGAAAGCTCCTATCGGGTAGAACATCCGAAGAATTCATAGGAAATGTTTCATCGATAAAATACTACGACACAGCCCTCACCGCCGAAGAGGTCAAGCGACTCTACGATATGGGTCGCAATGGGAGTGTGGCGAACCCCCAACCCCTGCACATCGCGGCACCTTTGTATGCTCCGGGTGTAAGTATACAGACTGTAGCCGAAAACGTGCATGATATAGTTACCTATCCAAGTGCAACATCTCGCACGATAAGCCCATTGACGGTAAGTATTACTCCTAAATTTGCAACATCTAAAATTTTACTCCAGTGGATGATTAACGTAGAATTAGGCGAAAATAACGTTTTTGTTATTTATAGGAACGGCACGAAGATAGGATACAATACATCAATAACCGACGCAAGCTGGGTAGGGGCAATGTCGGCGGCATATGATATAAATGTTGATTCCACTGTAGAAAATATGTACCTGGCGTGGATAGACATGCCAAATACAACAGATGTTATAGAATATTCCATCGTTGTTAAGTCTGCAAATACAAGTAGTTTCCCAGTATATCTTAATAGAACGGCGGGGAGTACGGATGTTGGGGCAGCGAGTCATGAAAGAACCGTGTCGTTCAAGTCGGCGACAGAGATTGCACAATAATTTATAGGTATATATTACAAAGCATGGATTTATCTCCGGTGTTGATGAATTTATACCCCAACGGAGACTGGTATCTCAAGGGGTATACATACGAAGGGCTTGTGTGGAACGATATCGAAATACCCAAACCAACCCTCGAAGAATTAACTGAAAAATGGAATGAATATATAGCGGCCCAACCCCTCAAGGAACTCCGCAAAAAACGCGACACTCTCCTCGCTCAAACTGATCGGTATGCCCTCCCCGATTGGCCGCACGAAACCCTCTCGAAACAAACGGAGTGGATCGAGTACCGCCAGGCTCTCCGCGATCTTCCCGATAACACAGAAGATCCAGCGAACCCCGTTTGGCCCGTACGACCAGATGAGGTCGTCGAGGAAGAGACATCAAACGTGACCACGGAGGAAGAGACGTCGAACGTGACCACGGAAGAAGAGACCTCGAATGTGACCACGGAGGAAGAGACGTCGAACGTGACCACGGAAGAAGAGACGTCGTCCCACACCTAATAACACGTAAATCATTTCTTACGCTATATTAGATGTCGATCAATAACCAGAACACGTACCTGAATATTGAAGACGCACACTTACGTCTCCGAACGG